GCTGATCGGGATGCGCGAATCTAAATCTGTGCGTCGTTCAGTTCTAGCAAAACTTAAGGCAATGCAGCCGGCGCCAGCATTCAACATCCCAACCACTCTGTCGGGCGCCCTTCGCCTGGCCGCCGAGCAGGCCGACCAGATCGAACAGCAACAGATCCTGATCGAGCAGCAGAAGCCAGCAGTCGAGTTCGTTGACAATTACGTGCAGGCAGATGGCTTGCTCGGGTTCCGTCAAGTGGCAAAGCTGTTGCAGGCCAATGAACGAAAGTTTCGTCAAATGCTGATCGACGGCGGCGTCATGTACTACCTTGGCGGATCGCTCGCACCGAAAGCCCAGCACATCGATGCCGGCCGCTTCGAGGTGAAGACCGGCACGGGCGGCAATGATCACGCATTCACTCAGGCGAAATTCACACCGAAGGGCGTGCAGTGGATTGCCGGCCTATGGGCTGCTGAGGCGATGAAGTCGTGACCAGTGCAGAGCGCAAGCATTTGGGTCGGGTGGCCGCGCTGGGCTGTATCGCCTGCCACATCCAGGGCACGCCAGGCACACCGGCAGAAATCCACCACCCGAGAGCGGGCGCCGGAATGGGTAGGCGAGCAAGCCACGCGGATGCATTACCCTTGTGCCACATTCATCACCGCGGTACTGCCGGCCTGTCCGTGCCGTCAATACATGGATCAAAAAACGCATTCATCGAGGCGTTCGGCACTGAAGCCGATCTGCTGGGAAAGGTTCGCGAATTACTGGGAGACGACCAATGAAGATCCGCTGCTTTTTCCTCGGTTGCGCGTGGGGCCTACCCGGCCTTTTCCGATCCGGCAACGAAACCCTGATACAGCAAGTCTGCACACGGTGCGGCACGCATAGGACTATGAGCCAGTGAATGCGCCAGTCCCGACCGAGCACGCCGAACAGGTGGCGCTGGTTCGCTGGTTCGATCTGCAATACCCTGCGCTTCGCGGTCGCCTGGCTGCTTGCCCGAACGGCGGCCAGCGTAACGTGATCGTCGCGACTAAGCTGAAGGCAGAAGGGGTCAGGCCAGGGTATCCAGATTTGAACCTGCTTACTCCGCGGCATGGGTTCGCCGGGCTGTTCATCGAGCTGAAGCGAACCAAGGGTGGCAGCATGAGCCCTGATCAAGCGGACTGGCTTGAGTGGCTCGGCGACCAGGGGTTTATGACGGTCGTGTGCAAGGGTGCGGAAGCGGCGCGGGAAACGATCCGGGCCTATTTGAAAGAGTGATCACGGTGTATACTGAATATGCAGATGAATGCGCAGGCTGATGCGCAAGTGTAAGACCTGATGGATCGCGGGAATCGTGGCCGGTAAAGTGAGTAAGCGCCCAGATGGCCACGGCGAGTCCAAGAATAAGCGGCTGAAACCTTCGCCCCGGTGAAACCCCGGTGTCACTAAGGCCGCTAATAGTTATGCCGGGATCAGCTCCGGCCATCTGCATCAAGCGCCACCAGCTAAGAGCGTGGGGAGTGACCGGCCTAAGCAGTCGAGGACATGCAACGGTAGCTCAGTAGGTAGAGCGCTGGCTTGAAACCCCAGAAGTCGCTGGTTCGACCCCAGCCTGTTGCACCATACAACCAACGCCGCAGACCAGTGACCGCACCCGCGGGTTCAACCGTAGCAAGATCGGACCGAGCCAAGCTGCTTTCCTCCAGAGCCGACAACATCGCCACAGCGCCCGCTGGTTGTTGTAAAAGGCAAGACTCATAACATGGTTAAAATCTTGTAGGGCGAATCGTCATAGCCTGGTAGCCGCGCCAGGGCCTGGAAAAGCGGCACCCCTATTCAATTACCGGATGCCCACATGACCAGAGCAGCAGAGGCCAGGACAAAGCTAGACGCCCTAGGCATCGATGCCGTGTGTGATGCATTGGGTAACGGTCAGTCCATGACATCCGTAGCGCGCGAGAATTCCGTGTCGTTCGCGGCGCTGCATGAGTGGATTAACCTGAATTCCGAGCGTTCCGCGCGTGTTAATGCCGTCCGCCAGCTCATGGCCCACTACTGGCAGGAGAAGGCCGAGTCGGTTCTCGAGAGTGCGCCAGACGAGTTCGAGCTGAAGCGCGCCAAAGAGCTGGCCCACCATTACCGGTGGCGTGCATCCAAGATCGCGCCGAAGGATTACGGCGACCGCGTGGCAGTCGAGCATGGTGGCGGCATCAGCTTGACCGATGTTCCGTTGACAGACGCCCAGCGCGCCGCCCTGGATAAAGCCATAGAGCAGGACGTGTGACATGTACAGATCAGAGTATGAGTGCGATTTTACGCCGAGCAGCCATGACATGCTTGTTGAGAGGCTGGCCGCCGAGTACGTGGCGGACTGTGAGGCGTACGACAGAACAGTTTGCACTGGCCCGGTAATCGACGGCGCCATCATGCCGATAGATAACCGTGAGCGCGGACTGGCAGTCAGGAACGCAAGAGCAAAGATTGACGAAATACTGCGGGCTAATCGTGGGATTGATCGCCGTGAATTGATGCGCGCAATCAGTCGGGCAGACAATGAGGGCAGGGCCACAGCTTGACCGCTAACCCGCTCGGGCTGACACCTGCGCACCTGATCAAGCGATTACGGGAGAGGTGCGAGGAAGACTTCACTTTCTTCATCCGGTACATGTTCAAGGCCCGCAAAGGGTCGAGGTTCATTTTCAGCGATCACCACCAGGTTCTGGCCGATCACATGATGGATGTGTATTACGGCCGCACGCAGAACCTGATAATCAATATCCCACCGCGCTACTCGAAGACAGAGATAGTCGTCGTGATGTTCTCGGCCTGGTGCTTCATGAAGAACCCCAGGGCTGAGTTCATGCACTTGAGCTACGGCGACCCCTTGGCAAGCGACAACAGCGACGCAATCCGCTCGGTTGTCCTGTGTGCCGAGTATCAGCAGCTTTGGCCACATATCAAAATCAAGCCGCACAAGAACTCGAAGAACGCATGGTCGACCGACCAGGGCGGCGTATTCTTTGCGCGCGCTGCTGGCGGCCAGGTGACCGGGTTCGGCGCCGGCCGGATGGATGAGTACGACGGCGACGAATTCACGTTCTCTGGCTGCCTGCTGATCGACGATCCGCTAAAACCTGACGATGCTCGCCATGATCCGATGCGCGAGGCGACAAACCGCCGATGGGATGAAACGATCAAATCAAGGCGCAACAGCCCGAAGACGCCGACCATCGTCATCATGCAAAGGATTCATGAGAAGGATTTCACGGCCATGCTGCTGGCCGATACGGAATTGGAATGGACTCACCTGAGCATGCCCGCCCTGATCGACGAAGGCCTGGAAACCGAGCGCGCCCTATGGCCGGCAAAGCACACGGTCGAAGCGCTGAAGGCGATGCGCGACAAGAAGAACGACCGCGGCGAAGTGAACCCGATAGCACGGGCGATGTTCAATTCTCAAATGCAGCAAAACCCGAAGTCGCTGGAAGGCACATTGCTCAAGGCATCGTGGTGGCGTTTCTACGCCGACCGCGAAGAAGTCATGCGGCGCTGCACGTTCTTTTTCTTCACGGCTGACACGGCCTACACCAAGGACAGCGCGAACGATCCGAGCAGCCTGATGCTATGGGGCGCCGAGGGCGGGAAGCGCCTGTACCTGCTCGACAGAGTGTCTGGGCACTGGGAGTTCCCCGTCCTGCTGCCGACGGCAAAGGAGTTTTGGGATACCTGCCCGGACGCGAAGCGGATGTACATCGAGGCCAAGGCAACCGGGCTCAGCCTGGTTCAGTCCCTGCGCCGTAATGGTGTGCGTGCACACGCTTGGAAGCCCAAAGACTACGGCTACCCCGACGACAAGGTTGGGCGCGTCAAGGAAGCATCATGGCTGATCTTCTCCGGTGACGTGTGGCTTCCAGATCCTGAAGTCGCGCCATGGATTGACAGTGTGGTAGATCAGTGTTCGGCTTTCACCGCCGACGATTCGCACGCTGCGGACGATGACGTCGATGCGATAACTATGGCTACGTCGATATGGTCTCATTACGGGGGCGGTAGCAGGCGAGCCGAAATCAAGAAAAATGGGATTGAAAATGGAAAATAGGATTCAGCCCGGCCAAGAGTTCACTAACAACTACGGGTCTCGCTGCGTAGTCACTGAATGCAGGGGATACAATTCGGTGACCGTTGAGTTCCTGGACAACTACAAGCACCGGTCAGTCGTCAGGGTAGATCAGCTACGAAAGGGGAATTACAGGAACCCGTACGCGAAAACTGTATTTGCGGTCGGATGCCTTGGCCTGGGGAGATATTCCGCCTATCTGAGGGGCGGCGCATCAAGGTCTTATAACGCATGGTTTGCCATGATGAGGCGCTGCTATGACTCGGAGAACAGAGACGCGCAATGGTATTCT